CATCCAGAAGCTCATGAAAGTTGTCGATGGTTCTAGGATGGCATTTATCAAGCACGATGTCCATCACGAGTATCGGAATACTGGAGCTGACCTGGAAGGTTATGATGCCAAGACCAACACAGCTATGCACATAGAAGTCATGGGTTATGCTGTGAATGTGGCCAGGCGACAGGGTAAGCTCAAGAAAGGTGTAAAGCTCTTAGCCTTGATTGATGACGGAGGTGCTTCCCTACAATTCGACTATGGTACCAGCAATGAGGAGATATTGGATTGCATCAAGGTGATAGAACAGACCTATAACATGGTTGGCCTTAGGTTGTCTTGGGACAAAACATTCGTGTCTACAAAGTTGTTCCAATACCTGAATGAAGTCTATTACAATGGATTCAAAGTGACCCCTGGGTTGAAAGCGTTCCTTCGAGTGGGCAAAGACGTAGATATGCCAGCAAAGACGATTGCAGATGATTTAGATGCGATCGCTGGCCAGATCCAAGGGGGCATCAAAGCTGGTTCGTCATTTGCTATGAGCTTCGCAGCATACTCCTTCGAAGTGTTCCGAACGTTAAAACGCTGGGGTAGGTACAAAGTCGTGATCTCTGACTCTCACGTTCTTATGTGTCTTCTCCCGATCGCTCATGGGGGTATTGGTGTTAGGTCTATGTTGCAACTTGCGACTAACGAATCTTTCAACCCAGTAGTTGCCGCAATAGGGAACTTGAAAGCTTTCGTGCACTATTACCCCCAAAACCGTGAGACCGTAAATCAGATCCTCAACATGCCAGTTAGAACCATGACTGCCGAGAACTTCCTCCGTGCACCTGCCTCTATCCGAGCTGAAGCCACTACCTTGAACTTGCAACGTTTTGCGAATGTAATGAGATCCTGGATCTTTAGTAATGCCAAGAACCCGTTTATCCTGTCTGTCTTGGCGGCTACTGAGAAACAGTCCTCTATTGCGTTGGCCGAGCGGATTAAGTCCATGCCTGCAGTGACCTCCTTTGCTTTGAAAGAGTTGGCAAACTTGAGGCCAGAAGCTGCTGTAGACACGTTGATTGGCAAGTTGCAGCGTTCACAAACGGCAGCAT